GTGTAGAGTCTTCACTCTGGAAGTTTGCTTGAGAAGTATTTGCTTCTACACCATCCTCTTTTGAAGAATCGCCTGAAGATGAAGAATCTCCACCCATCAAGGGTTCTGTTGGTTGAACATTTGATGACGTGTCTGCTGCAGATGCTCTTTGTGCTTTTGCTTCTTCTACTACAGCAGCTGCTTGTGCTTGTGCATTTGGATCTTTTCCAAAAATATTCATTCCAAATGCTTCTGCAATTTCATCAGCAGCAAAACCAATACTCATCAGACCTTTAACTAGTCTACCAGGTCCAAACATACCCAAAGCAAGAATGGCAGTATCTACATACTCACCATTCTTCAAATTCATAAATGCAGATATACCGTTAAAGAGACCTCCAAATATACCGCCACTAGGTTTCCCTCCACCAGGTTTCCCTCCACCAGGTCGTCCAGGTACTCTAGGTTGTGGTTGTCTTGGTAAGGGTGAACGTGGAGCACGTCCAAACAATCTACCAACCGTATTAGCTGCAGATGCAGATGCTCTTCTAATCGCATTCATCAATGCGACAAATGGTTTTCTAATTAATCCTGTATAGATGCCATTCATTATGGCACCACCAACACCCATTATTGCTCGTATTGCTCTGCTAATTCCAAATCTAGCAAGAGTGAATACTAAAAGAACCCTTCTTAATCCAGTTAAGATATTTCCTTTTATCTCTTCTAACTTACTTTTATTTCCTTCTTGTGCTGCTTTAATCGCAGAAAATATTCTTCCAGTTAACCAACTTGCTCCAAGCGCAAGGAAGAAATTTTGCAGTCTGTCCAACGCACTCATTGCAGGACCTGCAACTTTTTGCATTGGTGCTACAAGTGCATTCTGCATCTTGCGTTCAAAGACACTCTCCTTACCTTCTCGGAGTGCTTGTTCTGCTAATATTCTTTCTCTATCTTGCTCTTGCTTTTCTTTCATCCTCTCTAAGGAGGATGCTTGCGACAACTGATTAGAAATAGTCGCAAGAGAACTACCGAAAGAATTAACCCTGATGGAGATCCTTTCTAACTTAATACCTAGATTTGCTAGTTGTTCATCAGAGACTTCCGCCATCCCTTGCTCTTTCCTTCAGTGTTTCCTCTTCAATAAACTGCTTGAGAAGTGTGAGATAAATTTCTCTTTCCCAAGGTATCATATTTTCTAGTTCTGTCAAGCTATATTTATGATGTTGAATTAGGGCAAAATTTACTTTATAGTATGACTCAAGATCAATATGAGCCATACTCACACGAAAAAAGCTGACAAACCCTCAAGAACAACATTACTTTCAACTTCAGTATTTGGATTTTTGACTTTAAATGTGTGTGACAATTTTGGCATTGTCTCAAAAAATCCTTCAATCTGCTTGAATTGTTTAGAACTCAACTGCTCCATAAAGTCTGCCAATTCTTTCTTGGTGCAATCTTTTGCAGACCAAGACTCCTCTTCATTATAAACTTGCTCGATACAAGATGAAACGATTTCAAAAGTATCCTGCAAACTTACATTGTCACTCATAGAGAAGTTACTCTTCACAAATTCTTCCATTGATGGATACTTCATCCTCAGTGTCAAATCATCATCTAATTTAATATCTCGTGTGTGTCCTTTAGTTTTTTCAACTTTGATTTCATCCAGAGGAATAACTACAGGAACCTGAGTAACTCCATCATCTGGACAAGTTACAAGAACCTCTACTTCTTCACCTACAGACTTGCCACGAATGTTGAGGAACAGATACTCAATATCAAATGTTGAAAGTTCTTCTACTTTAACACCACGAGACAAGATACAATTCTTGATCACAGTTTTGACTGCATTTGTGATCTGCTTTGTATCTTCGCTCTCCATTGCGATGATCAGAACTTTTTCTTCCTTAACTAAAAATGGTCTATACTTGATTTTCTTTCCAGTTGAAGGCAACGTCAACTCATAAGTTGGTGTAGAAATCTTTGGTAATGGCATAATGTTAGATTACGATAAAATTATTTAGTGGTGTTTTCAGAACTTTCTATCTTTCATATTCAGAAATGACTTGTCCACTGCCACCTGCAGCTTTTTTACTTCCTTTAACTTTTGAAGCAGTGTCTCTCGTTTCACGTTTAGCACTATCTACAACCTTGGAATTTCTACTATTGTTCCTTACAGTTGAAGTGATAGCATCAATAGCATCACCAAGAACACCACCTACCCTATTATTATCCGTTCCTCTAGCAATATCAAGACTACTTACTCTACCTGCAACGTATCTATCAAAGTTAAATGATGCAGTTGCTTTCAGAATATCAGATCCACCATAAGAGACAGGTGTATTGCTGAAAGAAATTGGGAACATTCCAAAGAATGTATATTCAATAGACTGTCTATAGTCGCGATCAAACTTGACGATTTTTGTTCTATCACACTTATAATCATCTGGATACTGCATTCTGAAGTAATATCCCTGTTTTCCATTGCTTTCTCCAGATCCACTGGCAATAAATTCAGTCCAGTGCTCAAGAAACTTCATAGTCTTGTAGTCCTTATCAACATAGAACTCAAGATCAATTTGAGTGAAGATCCTTGTATGTGCCATCTTTTCACCGACACCCATAAAGTTTCCTGTGATGTCAGCAGTTCCAAGAGATGATCCTGGAATTTGTGCTGTGCTGCAAAGAAGTCCTGCAGTCTCGCCAATAAATCTAGTATCCACACCTCTAATCGCTAGGTGTTGACGTAAAGGAAAAGACAAACCACCAAAGGTCAACTGGTAGTGAGATGTTTGTGCTAAGTTTGAGAACGTTGGTTTGAACTCTGATATCTTTCTAGGTCTTGGTGCCGACACTCTAAATACCTATACTGGTTTCGTTATTATTATTTAGATGGCATATAAAGGAAAATATCAACCTTCCCATCCTAGAAAATATAAAGGAGATCCGACCAATATTATATACCGTTCTCTCTGGGAACGCAAATTTATGGTCTACTGTGATAATAATGAGAATATTCTAGAGTGGCGTTCTGAAGAGATTGCCATTCCATACAGATCTCCAATTGATAAAAGGGTTCATCGTTACTTTCCAGACTTTGCTATCAAGGTCAAAGAAAGAAATGGATCTCTGAAGAAATATCTGATAGAGATCAAACCAAAGAAACAATGCTCGCCTCCAGCAAAACCAAAAAGGCAGACTAAAAAATATCTGAATGAAGCATATGAGTATGCCAAAAATCAGGCAAAGTGGAGGGCAGCAAATGAGTGGTGCTTGGATCGTGGTTATGAATTTAAAGTGTTCACTGAAAAAGAATTAGGTATCTAAAATGGCACAACCTACAGATACCGATCTAAATTATAATAGGATACGCACAGTATCTGATGGTTTGAATGGCACTGAAGATCCTGATGATCTGATGATGAAATTGATGGAGTTGATGGATGAAGGTGCTAAAACACCTGAAGTTGGAAAGTATTATATCTTTGTTTATAATCCCAAAACACCCAACATTGAATATGATCAAAATCCTCTGGTTGCAGTGACTGATGTATTCTCTTGGGGATTTCGTGGAGTTAATTTTCACTGGGGTAAAGTAAGACAATATACCTTTCAAGAAGTAGCAGGTGGACTCTATGAAGCCTACCCAGCAGAGGTAAAAGATTTGCAAGCAATACCTTTTGGTAATATCCAGCTAAATAACTAAAAAATCTCTAATGTCCAGAGAAGCAAAGATGGAGCGAAATAGAATTCGTCTCCAAGAAAGAAGAAAGCAAAATAGAGCCAGGAAGGCTGAAGGGCAAAAAGACCCTGCACCAGATGCTGGTGGAAAATCAAAGGGTGCTGAACAGAAGATAATGAGATATCCTCTGTCGATGATTGATAGCAGCACAGATTACTTGAAGATACAAATACAGGAATATAAAGCTAAAGGAAGTTCTACGCTCGCGCAGTCGGAAAACTTTGCTTCTCTCACTGATACTGTTCAAGACATAGAATATGAAGAAGGTGGAAGAATAAAAAGAGATCTTGGTTCAGTCACTGAATCTATCACTTCGAGTGTATTGAAAGGTTTAACAAAGCAATCGACTATTCAGAGAGGAAGTGACGTAAAGACTCAATATACAGTAACTCTACCAATCCCAAACAATATCACTGATAGCAATTCAGTTTCTTGGGGAGAAGATACGATCAATCCTCTCCAAGCAGCAGGAATGAATGTTATTGGTAATGTTGCTGAAGATGGAATATCTGCTATCGGTGGAGCAGCGAATGATGTTATAAGGGCTGTAGGTGATGTTGGGGCAGGTGAGAAAAAAGCAATCATTGCAGCAATTGCAGCATTTGGCGTTGGTGCTAATCCTGAAGCAGTTGTTTCCAGAGCAACAGGTCAGATTTTGAATCCAAACTTAGAACTGCTCTTCAGTGGTGTAAATCTTCGTGCATTCTCTTTTCTGTTTGATTTTGCACCAAGAAGTTATGATGAAGGTCAAATGGTTAAAGAAATTATTAGAACGTTCAAAAAGACGATGGTGCCATCTAGTGCTGGTGGTATATTTGTAAAACCACCAAGTGTGTACCAACTAAGGTATATGCAAGGTGCTTCAGCACATCCATTTTTGAACTCGTTTCAACCTTGTGCTTTGGTCAATATGGACATCAACTATACTGGTTCTGGAACTTATGCAACCTATCGTGATGGAACACCAGTTCATATGCAACTGCAGTTGACATTCAAAGAACTCAACCCAATTTACGGTCAGGATTATACAGATCAACAAACAAACGTAGGTTACTAAAATGAGTTATTTCAGAGAATTACCAGATATGTATTATCAGTCCCCTCTCGGGACTAAAAATTCATCTAGACAATATGTAAGAACTAAAAATCTTTTTAGACGGGTCAAACTGCGTGATGATCTAAACAATGCAGTGACTCTTTTTGATAAGTATGAGATTACTCAAGGAGCAAGACCAGATACGGTTGCAGATGAAATGTTCGGAAGTCCAGAATATGACTGGGTAGTTCTGATCACTGCTGGTATCACAAATGTCACAGATCAGTGGCCACTGTCAGATAAAGACTTGTTTCAATATGCTGAAAACAAGTATGGTACTGAACTGAATGATATTCACCACTACGAAACAAAAGAGGTCAAAGACTCTTCTGGAAGATTGATTCTTCCAAAGGGTAAGGTTGTTGATGCTAGTTTCAGAATCCCTAAACCAGGAACTCCAACAGCAGACCTAGATCCGACTGTTGGAGTTACTAATTATCAATATGAAGTTCGTAAGAACGACGCTAAAAGAAGTATCTTCTTATTGAGACCAGAGTTTCTTCAACAGTTCTTGAATGAAATGAGAGAGATTATGCACTACGATAAATCATCTCAATTCATTGATAGAAGACTGATCGGTACAGAGAATACTAGAAATACTTCACCACAATAAAAAAAGGGGTCGCAAGACCCCTTTTACTCTATCAGTCCTCTGCAAGTTTTGCAAAGTATGAGAGGGTATCGTCATCATCAGTAGAAGAATTAGATGGAAGGATATCTTCTGAGTTGAAGTCGCCAGGAGTAGAAGTTGCTCGTGGAGCAGGTCCACGACCTTCACTCTCGTCTTCAAGGTCTTCAGTGACAGGACGGACCTTGTTACCGAGCACAGAGTCCAGACGAGTCTTCAGTTCGTCATAGGTCTTGAACTGGTCAGCAGCAACGATCTCCGAGAGAGAATACTGCTTCTTCCAGATTGCTTCCATTGCATCATCATCGTCCAGCAGTGCCGACTGGGCAGCGAACTCGGAGGAATCGTAGTTACGATAACCTGCAACGTTCTTTGCCTTCAGTTTGAAGTTGGCACCCTGCCAGAAATCAAACGGATCGATTGCTTCCTCATCCTCAAACTCGGGTTGCATAGCAGCGGTGAGTTTGTCGAAGATCTTCTTGCCGTACTTGTACAGCATAACCTTGCCTTCGTTTTGAGGGTTAGCAGGATCCTTAACAACATAAATGTTGCTGTAGTAAGTCAGTTTACGCTTCTGCTTACGTGCAGTTTCTTTACCAGCATCGGTGCCGTTGTTCCACAACATAGTGTTGTACTCGGATACAGGATCCTTCTGACCCATCGTGGTCAGAGAGTTCTCGATGTACCAACCACCAGGACCTTGGAAGGCGTGGGAGTACAGTTTCACAAACGGAAGATCTTCACCGTTGGGAGCAGGCAGGAAACGAATAACAGCATAACCGTTACCGCTCTTATCTACTTCCAGTTTCCATACACGATCATCACCTGATGCGTTAGTGTTGCTCATCTTCTCAACTTCCTTGACCAGTTTGCTGGTCAGGTTGCCGAGTTTAGACTGCTTCTTAAGATCTGCGAAAGACATTTGGATTACCTTGGATAAATTTGGATTTGTTGGATTTACTTGGATAGTATAACGAAAATTCGATCAGGCGTCAATATGTTTTTCAAGTGCCTCTATCGTTTTGTTCATACTGTCAAATAAAAGAGTCACATCTGTGTCGGCAGGAAATCCCATCAACATAATGGACTTTTTGAGGTTCTCTTTCATTTCGATCGCTTGAGGATCATCAGAAAGAGACAACCTAGTATACATCACTTGCTGCTTTTCCAGCAAGGTCTTCAACATATGAACATGATCTAACTGTTCAGACTTGTCCATTGCACTAAAAGTGAACACGCTACCATAGATAGACTCTTGCAGATCGTTGATCTCTTTTAGTTCTTCTTGAATGATGTCGGAGCTAAAAAAACTACTCATTTACAATGGACCTAATAATTTTTTTGAAGTTAGATACATCAATATTTAGGAAAGGTTTATATTTTTTGATTTTCAAACTGACGGTTTCCCACACAGGGTCGTCTAGTTTCTTGTCAAACCTTTCACTAAACTCAAAAATTATATCATAGATGACGAGCGTGTCAAGACTTATCTCGCCACCAAGGAATTTTTTTAAGATTGGAGGGTGTCCCTTGGAACAATCGAAGAGTTCTTCTAATTCGTTCTGACAGAGCAATTCGCTGCTTTGTTCTTTGAACAAGTAAGTAGAACTCTGTTTCCTCTTCTTCCAATCGGCGTAAGTCCTTTCGCCAGAATTGATAATTTCTCCAATCCATAGATTTTGTGGGTTATCTGCGGCAGCGAAGTTAGATACTAAAAAATCTACGACCTCTTGATCAGAATACTTGCGACTGGTTTTTTCAAACCAATACTTATCTTTCCTTTTATTGAAAGAAGTCACAGTGGCGCGAGTCTTCGCACCATATCTGAAGAAGTCGTATTTGGGATTTGTGAAATGATTTTTTAGTGACAAATAATGTTGATAGGTTTCAAAGGGAGTCACTTTCATAAAGGCAATTTTGCTCTCGATGTTTTCTTCATAAAGTTGAGACGGATAGCGTCCCACTTCAGTCGTTCTTTGAGAGGTTTTGAGATAAGTTTCGTTACTGATTCTACCTCAAGTGCATTGATTTCACAATAGTGACAGATAGCGTCAATATAGTTAATCTGCTCTTCAGCAACAATCTTCTCAATCTCCAAAGCAAACTTTGAAGGTGTCAAGAATTTGTTCTCGATTGCTTGTTCTAGTTCTTTATTTGGTTCCATAGAGCTCCAGTTTATCTCTAACAAACTTTCCAATGTATTCTGTGAGAAGTTTGATGTACTTTGATTTGTCTCGCTCTTCATAAACGACGCATTCTCCATTTTCACAAGCCATAATAATTACAAGTTTTTTGACAGAAATGCCTGTCAATTCATACAACATACAACCGTATGCCATACATTGTACAAAGTAGTGGTCGATCCATTCCCGTGGTTTGGGTTTGGCAGAAGTTTTGAAATCGATTATTGCTAACTCGCCGTCATACTCAGCGATACAATCTACTGTCCCTGCAATGCCTAATTGTTTGCTGTACAGGGAACCTTCGAGAGTGTAAACATTATTTATAAGATTTAACTTTTCTTTAGCAATATTGAAAAGAAACTTTGAGATGGGTGGAACCTCTGGGAGTTCCTCATTCTTCAAGTGATGCTCTGCCAGAGTGTGCATATCAGTGCCACGTTTTGTAGCACGTTTTGTGATACGTTCTGCTTCTTCTACGCCAACTCTCTTACGCCACTTAACAAAGATTTCTTTGTTGAAGTGACTGGTAACTGATGTGATAGAGACTAATTTAAGAAGTTCCTCTTCATCGGGAACTGAATAATAGCGAACCCCATCAATAGTCTCCCTTTCAAGTTTAGGGAGATCAATATTTACGTGATTAAAACTCATGCCAAACTACTGCATTCCTCGGATAATAATTTTGATTAGGTTCTTTTATGAAATAATACAATGCTAATGAATATCTGTCAATGTTTGGTGGTGTTTGTAAAGGATGTGGATGACCGTGAATAGAATTATCAGACAGAGTAAAGATAACTGCTCTATTCATAAGAGGAGCAATCTTTTGTTCTAACTTCTTATCTTCGTGGTTCCACAACTCAAGATGTCCACCCCAGCGATCTAACCATTGTGGATTGAGATATAAAAGAAGATTCAAAACTCTAAAGTTACCAGTTGCACCGTGGAGGTTGTAATCAACGTGCAATGATAACTTACCACCAGTTTTAATTTTATGGCACCCTGCACCAAAAAAATCAGGATCAGGTAAAAGATCCTTGATACCAGTCAGATCACTCAAAAACTTTGTGAATTTAGGAGTGTTTAGATGTTGTAGAACACTATAAACAGTCGGTGACTGCAAAAACAAATTATCTACGCTATTAGGATTGTATGGTGTAAAAAACTTATTGACCTGATGAGCAGACATATACTCATTTGTTGATGCTTCACATCCCCAATCTTCGTGCTTCTTCAATTCAGAGAAGCACTGCAGAGCACAGTCTGGATTGAGAAAGTTATCAATCACAATACTTGGAAAGGGATTAGACTTTGAGTATGTGTGTGATAACTTCTTTCCTAAATCATAATCATCAAATATTTGCATCAAAAT